GTCCCGCCCGAGACCCTCCTGAAGGCTGGCGAGGCTACCGTTCCTCCTGAGATGGACAAGCAGCTCGCCATGGTCGAGTCCTTGATCCGTTCGGAGATCGAACGCAAGCAGTGGCGCGGCCCGACCAACCTTAGCCTTCAGCACCTGATCGTCACCGGCAACGCTCTTGAGCAAGTCCTGAACGACAACCAAGTGCGCGTCTTCCGGCTCGACCAGTACGTCGTCGTGCGTGACCCTGCGGGGAACGTGACCGAGATCGTGATCGAGGAGAACCTCGCCCCTCAGTCCCTGACCGACCGCCTCCGTGCGCTCGTTGACATCAAGGACATCGGCCAGGGCTACGTCTCGCTCTACACCTGGATCAAGAAGTCCGACAAGGGCTGGAAGATCCACCAGGAGGTCCAGGACAAGAAGGTTCCGAAGAGCGAAGGCCTCTTCCCGATCTGCCCGTTCATCCCGCTGCGGTGGTCTGCCGTCGTCGGTGAGGATTACGGTCGAGGCAAGGTCGAGGAGCACTACGCTGACTTCAAGTCCGTCGATGGTCTCCAGCGAGCATTGGTCGAAGGCGCCGCCATGGCGTCCCGCAATGTTCCGATGGTCCGACCCAACGCTGCCGGTGGTCTCAACCTACGCCGTCGCCTGACCCAGGCTGCCAACGGTGAGTGGGTCGTGGGCAACCCGGAGGACGTTGCGTTCCTTCAGTTCCAGAACACCTCTGGAATGCAGTTCGTCGCCCAGGAGCTGGCCGTCCTCAAGCAGGAGCTGGCCGCTGCCTTCCTGCTGAACTCCGCGACCCGTCGTGACGCCGAGCGCGTGACGGCTGCCGAGGTTCGGATGGTGGCTGAGGAGCTGGAGGGTACCCTTGGTGGCGTCTACTCGACGCTGTCCCAGGAGATGGCCCTGCCGCGCCTGAAGCGTCTGATCTTCCAGATGCAAGCGAACGACCAGCTCCCCGACTGGGACGAGAAGCAGATCGAGCCGACCGTCATCACGGGCCTGGAGGCTCTCGGTCGCGAGACCGACATGCAGCGCGCCGCGATGGTGATCCAGTTCATGGCCGGGCTGCCGCCCGAGGTCGTGCAGGACTACCCGAAGTGGACGGACATCCTGAAGCGTGTCTTCACAGGTGCCGGGCTGCCAGACGCTGTCCGCACGGACGATGAGGTTCAACAGATCCAACAGCAGCGGGCGATGACCCAGGCGATGGCGCAAGGCCTACCTGGGATGGCCCAGCAAGCAATGACCGGCGAGGCCGCTCCTCAGTGAGCGGTCTTTCCCAACCAATAGGCTTTCATGTCCACTGAGAACAATCCCGTCCCTGGCTCCGATGAACACAACGCTGCCATGGCTACGCTCTATCGCGAGGCCAACGGCGCAGATCCGGTAGTGGTCGACAATCAGAAGGATGCTGCTCCCCAGCGTCCCGACCATGTGCCCGAGAAGTTCTGGGATGCTGAGAAGGGCACGGTCAACGTCGATGCTCTGCTGAAGAGCTACACCGAGCTGGAGAAGACCAAGTCCGGCCCGAAGGACGAAGAGACCACGAAGGTCGAGATCGAGCAGCAGCCCGAACAGCCCGAACAGACGGAACAGAGCGACGAGCAGAAGCTGGTCGAGAAGGCCGGTCTGAACTGGGAAGAGCTGGGTTCCAAGATCTCCGAGAAGGGGACGCTGGACGACACCGACTTCGCCGCTCTGGAGAAGCAAGGCATCCCGCGCTCCGTTGCCGAGGAGTACATCGCTGGTGTGAAGGCTCGCCGTGATGCAGCTGTCTCCGAGGCGATCAACTACATCGGTGGCAAGGAAGCGACGACCGAGCTGATGACCTGGGCCTCGAAGACCCTGCCCAAGCAGGAGATCGACGCTTACAACCGGATGCTCAACGGTCCTGACTGGAAGGTCGCCGTGGACACCCTCAAGACCAAGATGGGCGCCACGCGGAAGAACGCGACGGAGTCTGAGCTTGAGGTTGGTGGTGGTGGTCCTGGTTCCGTGACCGGCTACCGCGCCAAGTCCGAGATGATGAAGGACATGCAGGACCCGCGTTACAAGGCGGGTGACAAGCTGTTCCATCAGGAAGTCCAGCGTAAGATCCAGTTCGCGTCCTGGGATCTGGACCGCTAAGTTTTTTTTTCGACGCTGTTAGTCCCTTCGGGCTTAATACTACCGGAAGACCATAGGCTGGTCAACTCCCTATTTTCGGGAGAGGGACATTCTTTTCGTCAGCGACCTAGCCAGTCTCTGACAAGCGGTGCGTCATCTTCATGCACGCCGAGTGGCTGCTCGGATTTTTCTTGAAGAGACTCTTCCGGGACTTCCCCCAGTACATCCTGGCCCTGCTACGGCGGGACAACCTTGAGCGGAACGGGAGCGGTCGAAAGCAATCTGTACAGTAACTTTCGCACTAGGAATTTTATACAATGGCATATAGCTCTTCGGACGGTAACCCGACCCGCTTTCTTCAGGGTCAGACGTCCGACAACCGCTCGCTCCTGCTGGACACCTTCGGCGGCGAGGTTCTGACTGCGTTCCACGAGTCCCTCCTGATGGCGGACAAGGTCCAGAAGCGTACCCTGCCGAAGGGCAGCCGCTCGACCCGCTTCCCGAAGGTCTGGAAGGCGACCGCCGAGTACCACGTCGCCGGTAAGGAGATGCTCGGCAACGAGATCGAGACCGGTGAGATCTCGATCACCATCGACGAGATCCTGGTGGCGCACACCGCGATCTACGACCTGGACGACATCCTGACGCACTTCGACGTGCGCGCCCCGTTCTCGAAGGAGCTGGGTCTGGCGCTGGCGAAGGTCTACGACAAGAACGTCGCCCGTCAGATCGTCCTGGCTGCGCGTCACGCTGCGGACGGCCCGTTCCCCGGTGGTTCGGTCATCACCGACGCTGCCCTGGTGAACACCGGCACGATCAACGGTGTGGACTGGATCGACGGCATTCGTGCCGCCAACAAGGCGCTGTTCGAGAAGGACGTGCCGGATGAGCAGCCGCGCTACCTCGCGGTCAACTGGGACGTCTTCGAGGCGATCAAGTGGGCCAAGGATGCGAGCGGCAACTATCTGGTGCTGGACCGCAACTTCGGTGTGACGAACACCGCTGGCGGCATCCAGGGTCGGACTGAGCAGATCCAGATCGACAACGTGACGATCTTCAAGACCCGCAACCTGCCGACGACCAACGAGTCGGCTGACGCGACGGTCTACTCGAAGTACCGCGCGAACTACGCCACGACCACGGGTGTCCTGTGGACCCCGATGGCTGTCGCCTCGGCCACGCTGATGGACGTCTCCCTGGAGACCGAGCGTGACGTGCGCCGCCTGGAGGACTTCATGGTCGCCAAGGCCCTCGCGGGTCACGGCACCCTGCGTCCCGAGTGCGCGGTCGAGTTCAAGACCGCCTAATCGGCACTAATCCAACCCTAGCCCCAGTGACTTCTTCGGAGGTTGCTGGGGCATTTTTTTCGTGAGTTCCCAATGACGAAGCTGGATGCCGTCAATGCGATGCTGGATGCCATCGGTGAGGCTCCTGTGTCGTCTCTTTCCTCTGGCCTTGCCGATGCTGAGACCGCAGAGCGTATGCTCGACAAGGTCTCTCGAGACGTTCAGTCTCTCGGCTGGCACGTCAACACCGATTTCGAGGTGGCCCTTCCTGCCACCACTGCCGGTCACATCCTGGTGGCCTCTACGGTCCTGCGGGTGGACACCACCGGCTACGACCGCCGCCTCAACGTGGTCCCACGCGTGGACCCGAACGACGGCCTGAAGAAGCTCTTCAACATCAAGGACCAGTCCTACACCTTCACCGATCCGGTCAAGGCGGACCTCGTCCACATCTTCGACTTCGACGGTCTGACGCACGAGCTGCAACGGTACATCACCGCCAAGGCTGCGCGCACCTTCCAGAAGTCCACCGTGGCCTCCAAGGCCCTCGACGCCATGCTGGCAGAAGAGGAGGCCCTCGCTTTCGCCGCTCTTCAAGACGCCGAAGCTGAGAGCGAAGACCTCAATGTCCTGACTGGCAGCCCTCACTGCCGGTACATCCTGAACCGTAATTCGAGGTACTAATGGGGAAGCTGGTCGAGCAGCCCATCAAGACACTGTTCCATGGCGTTTCTCGGCAGCCCGACGCAGTACGTCTCCCAGGCCAGATTGAAGACGCCGAGAACTTGGTGTTCTCCGTGGAGACCGGTGGGTTCTCCAAGCGCTACGGATCGCGACACATCGCGTCCCTGAGCGGCTTCACCCCGCTCAGCAACATCCAGGTCCATGTCATCGACCGGGATACCAACGAGCGCTACGTGGTCATCAAGTCCGGCTCAAGCCTCAAGGTCTACGACCTGGATGGTAATGAGAAGGTCGTGAACATTCCCAGCCCCGCTGTCACTGGGTACCTGGAGGGGAACGACTTCTCGTTCGTCAGTGTGGCCGACTACACCTTCATCCTGAACAAGCAGAAGATCGTGACGATGGCTGCTGATGTCGCCCCGGCCCAACAGAACTGGGCTGTCGTTCAGGTGGCGGGCGCCCGAGAGGGCACGTTTGGCATCACGATCAACGGCACGTACTGTGCCACGGCCGCGACGGCGACGGCGGATACCGCAGGTATCGCTGTGTATCTTCGTGACGCCATCAACGCTGTGCTGGGTGGGACGTTCACGGTGTCTGCCGAGAGCGGCTTCGTGTTCATCCAAAAGAACGACGGCGCTGACTTCCTGATCACCACCAACGATCCGATCTCCGACACCGGCCTGAAGCTGACGAAGGGGACCGTGCGCAAGTCCACGGACCTCCCGCTGCGGGCAATGGACGGCATGATCGTGAAGGTCGGCAACGAGTCCCCAGGTGAATACTGGGTCAAGTTCACCGCCATCAATGGCTCAAGCGGTATGTGGCGGGAGACCGTCAAGCCGGGCGAGAAGATCAAGTTCAATGCCGCGACCATGCCTCACGTTCTCGTAAGAGAGGCGGACGGCACCTTCACGGTCAAGGCGGCGACGTGGGATGATAAGAAGGTCGGTGACGAAAAGACCGTCCCCAACCCCGACTTCGTTGGCACCACGATCAACGACATCGTGTTCCATCGGAACCGACTGGCGCTGCTGGCCGATGAGACGGTGTTCTTCTCCCAGGCTGGAGACTACTTCAATATGTGGCCCGACAAGGCTACGGAAGTCCTCGACAGCGATCCGTTCGGTATGTCCTCCCAGGCCAACCGGGTGACCATCCTCCGCTACGGTGTGCCATTCCGCCGCTCGCTGTTCGCGACGGCCGACAACGCACAGTTCGAAGTGAGCGGTGAGCTGCTGTCGCCCAAGAAGGCAGTGATCGATCTAGCCACCAGCTACAACGTAAGTCGTCAGGCTCGCCCGTGTCAGATGGGAGACAGCCTGTACCTCGGTGCCGAGAATGGTGACGAGGCTGTGGTGCTGGAATACTCCTACGACGACAGCTCCATGTCCAACTTCGCGTCGGACATAACGAAGCACGTCCGTGGATACATCCCGTCTCCTCTGGTCGCCATCACGGGAGACCCGGTGAGCGGCACCCTGTTCGCCCTGTCCGACAAGGACCGGTCCACGATCTACACGTTCACCACCTACTGGAGCGGCGACGAGCGGGCTCAGAGCGCCTGGGGGAAGTGGACCGTCACTGACGGCTACATCCACTCCATCGCCTACGTGGCGGGCTTCCTGGTGCTCGCTGTGAGCCGCGACGACGGTGTCTTCCTGGAGAAGATCACGGTCGGCTTGCAGGACTACGATGCGTTCCCGTTCGCCCCACGGCTGGACCGTGAGTGCCGAGCTGTCGGGTCGTACGACGCGGCCACCCGGCTGACCACCTGGACCCTCCCGTATCCTGCGGCTGGCGTTCGGGCTTTCAGCTCCGAGGATCTGACGGCTCCCGCGTGTCGGGGTGTGTCGTTCCCGGTCACCACAGACGGCACCAAGGTGACCGCACGGGGCGACTGGACCGGTGGTGAGGTGGCGTTCGGTTTCGAGTTCAACGCCTCGGCCACCCTGTCGAAGATCTTCGCGCGTGAGAACGATGCGTCGATCCTGAACGGTCGGCTCCAGCTTCGCGCGATCACCTTCAGCTACGACAAGACAGGCTACATGGAGGTGGAGATCACTCCGTCCGTCCGTGAGCCGGTCGTCAAGGCTTTCACGGGTCGCATCCTGGGATCAGCCGAGAACAAGGTCAACTCCCACCCGCTTGAGTCAGGATCCTTCAAGGCCCTCGTCGGGTCTCGTGCGGATACCGTCAAGATCCGCGTGGTCAACAACACGTTCCTACCCTTCACCGTCACATCGGCTGCCTGGGTTGGGTTCTTCAACGAAGTGAGTAGGCAAGGTTAATGATTACCATCCGGCTGGCCGATAAGGAGAAGGACTTCCAGTCCATCCTGACGTGCGCCATCAAGTTTGCTGCGTCTAGCGGGCTGGCTGAGTTTCTCCCTAAGGACGCTTCTCAGTTCGTCTCATCCCTGCGTAGCACCATCAGCATCCCTGCGGTGGAGGTGGTGCTCGCGGAGAAGGACGGCGTCGTCGTTGGTGGAATGGGACTGGTCTTCGCTCCGTTCCTCTGGGACCACAGCAAGACGATCTGTGACGAGTTGTTCTTCTGGGTAGACCCGGAGGCTCCCGTCACGACC